GATGGGGTTCCTGGTCGGCGTTCTGGTGATGGCGGCGTAGGAAAAAAAGGGGGGGGTGCGGGAGCCATGGAGAAAAACCTCCTGGAATTCTCCGGCAGGAGGAGCAAAACAATAATTACTCTTGTCCATTGCGATGACGGCAGTTGGAGGTATATGAACCAGCTCGACCTGCACGACAAAATGAACACGTTTTCCGGATATTGCGGCTGTTTGAACCATGACGAAGCATACGAGGCGAGGGACGATGCCCTTGCGGCGGCAGTGCTGGATCTCTGTGACCGGATCGAAGAAGAAGACAGAAACCCAAAAGCGTGCGCCGAGGCGCTTCAATGGCTCATCAGTCTGGGGGCAGTACGAAGGCAGCTTTCGCTGTTTTAGGGCAACCGTTTCCGAAGTGGAAACGGTCCAACTACCGAGGATTCCTCGGCAGTTCGAAAGGGGAGATTATTATGCGGGCTTTCTCGAAATGGATTTTCCGGCAGCACAGAGTTCTGCGCATGGCGTTTCTGGTGATGTTCCTGGGCGTTCAGCTTCCCGGGACGCTGCGAGAGCTTCCCCGGCTGGGGACGGCTCGGTATTTCTCGGAGGTGGAGTCGGGGCTCCGGTCGGCGGCCGCCGAGGCGTGGAATGGGAGGTGACGGGAATGCCCCTCAGCATGTTCAATGAAATGATTGACGAAAAACTCATGTTGTTGGAGGCGCTTGAAACAGCGAAGCAATTTATAGCCAATGGGATTGAGCTCGGGTATATCTGTATGCCTGATGACGGAGACCCGGCGAATGAAGCACTTCGGGTTATCGACGAGGCCATCAGGAAAGCGAGGGGGAACGGCAATGGCTGACATGATCCATCATCCGCCCCATTACACCCAGGGAAGGATCGAGTGCTGGGATTTTATCGCGGACCAGGGGCTGGATTATTTTCTGGGCTGTGCGCTAAAGTACATCGTCCGCTGCGGCAAAAAAGGCGACGCCATAGAAGACCTCAGGAAGGCGGAGCAGTATATCCGGAAGAAGATCGAGCTGCTGGAACTTGAATCAAAGAAGGTTGAAAGGTGGGTGGAAAAGGGTGGCTTTTAACGACACTGCCGAGAAGAAGGCCACCCCTCCGTGGGCGGAGGAGATCCCCCACACCTGCAGGACCTGCGCGAACTGCAAGTACATAAGCAACCTCGCCTACGGCCTGCACCACGCCCGGCGGCAGCTGGAGGACCACATCATCCTGGTGGAGCGGCTGCGGGGCATCGCGGCGAACATTTCCCGGGAGAACGGCGCCCGGATCACGGAGACTCTGGACAGGATGGAGGCGAAGCAACGATGATCACCACAATCACCATACCGGCCGTGACAGCCGAGGGGTTCATTCCCGAGAGAAAACACGAAGGCGACGCCGGCGCGGACCTGCGGTACTGCGGGGAGAAGCCCGTCTTTCTCTCTCCCGGCGAGCGGAAGAACCTGCCCACGGGCGTCCACCTCGAGATCCCCGACGGACACGTCGGCCTCGTCTGTCCCAGGAGCGGACTGGCGGTGAAGTTCGGTCTCACGGTCCTGAACTCGCCCGGCATCATCGACAGCGGGTACCGGGGGGAGATCCGGGTGCCCATCGTCAACCTGGGCGACCTGACCATCACAATCAACCCGGGGGACCGTATCGCCCAGCTGCTGGTTCTCTCCGTGGCGGGAGCCGCCTTCGTTCCCGTGGACGTCCTGGGCGAATCAGAACGGGGAGCGGCCGGCTTTGGCTCGACGGGAGTGGAATGATGGGGGGAAACCGGTGCTCCCTGGACGACCGGCGGATAGTGGACTCGGTGCTGAGGGATTTTCCCTCGCTGTGCCTCTGCCTGCGCCAGCGGCGGGAGTATCTGGAGTCCCTGGCGCGGAGCGGAGGAGCCGACTGCGGGCGCATCCAGGGAGGGACGTCCATCCCGGCCCAGGAACGGGTGCTCCTCGCCCTAACCTCCGACGTGGAGTACTGCGAGCTTTCCGCCGTGGTGGAGGTGATCAGCGGCGCCCTGGGGGATCTTTCCGAGTCCATGTACGCCGTGGTGGACGCGCTCTTCTTCAGGCGCCTTTCCCTGCAGGAGATCTGCGAGACGCACAACTGCGGGGAGAAGTGGATCCGGATCCGCCGCAGCCTGAGCTACGACGTGCTGAGCGGCCCGGTCTTCCGCGTCTACCCGGTGGTGCGGCGGTGGCGGCACAGAGAACAGGCCCGCCGGGAGGAAGCGCTCCGCCTGTTGTGCCATTGTGGATAACTTGGGCATTGTCAGCGCCCCACTTTTTAGGGTACCATCGCCATATCCCGTAGTGTATCAAGGCTCCTTTCACTCCTCCTTTTTATACCGGCAACACCCCTCTTGCAGCAGGCGACCCTTACCAGGTCGCCTTTTTTATTGGCAGACACCCGCCGGGCAATTCGCTACCTTGCCGGTGTCAGGAGCACGGCCGTCTCCCCAGGGGCGGCCTTTTTCATATCACAGATCGGAGGTGATTCGGATGGCGCGCCCCCTGAGCGCAATGGAAGAGCGTTTCTGCCAGTTTTACAGCGCGGACCTCAAGAGAAATGGAACCCAGGCCGCCATCAAGGCCGGATATAGCGAAAAAACCAGTTACAGTCAGGCTTCGCGGCTGTTGAAGAGAGTTGAGATTCGCTCCCGGGTGCGGGAACTGGAGCGGGAAGCGGCCCACGCGGCCGTGGACAACCCGGACGAACTGCGCAAATTTGTCTACCGGCAGCTTGTCTCCCTGGCGACAAGCGACATCACGGACGTGGTACGGGTGGTGTTGCCCGAGGACCCGGATTACCAGGCCGCCCTGGACCAGGAAGCGGACGAGAACGGCGGCCAGTATGGGCTCCCCTTCGGCGAGCCCATGGTGTACGTCCGGCCAACAGACTCCCTCCCCAGTGAGGTGACGGCGGCCATCAAGACGATCCGGCGCACGAAGGACGGCGTGGTGGTGGAGATGCACGCCAAGGACCCGTCGCTCAGGATCCTCTCTGAGGCCACGGGCATCATCAAGGGCGGCGACCTGACCGTGAACGTGAGCATCGCGGACCGGATCCAGGCCGCCCGGGAACGGATGAAACTCCAATGATCCGGGACGCCGCGGCAGTCTTGGACCCCGAGGAGGCGCTCTGCGAGGACATGGCGCTCCTCTCCGGGGACCCCCTCTCCTGGGTGCGATACGCCTTCGAGTGGGGCAAGGGCGACCTCGCCGAGTACACGGGCCCCGACGCCTGGCAGGAACAGGTCCTGGCGGACATCCGGGACGGCCTCACCCCGAACGACGCCCTGCGGATCGCCGTCTCCAGCGGTCACGGGGTCGGGAAAGTTCAGCCCAAGAGCCTCATCATCCCCACCCCGGACGGGTTCCGGAGATGGGGAGACCTGAAGCCCGGCGACACCGTCTTCGGATCGGACGGTCGCCCCGTCAGGATACTCCAGATCCACGAAAACGGAGTGCTGGACATCTACAGGGTCACCTTTGACGACGGCAGCTCCACGCTGTGCGGCCAAGACCACAACTGGACAGTGCGGGGCCGGGCGCAGCGCAGGAACGACGGGAAAAACGGCGCATCTCTCGAGTGGCTGACCATGACCACATCAGAACTGATCAGCGCCGGAGTCAAACGCAAAAACGGACGGGCGCAGGCACGTCAATGGGAGATCCCCGCCCATGGCGCCGCAGAATTTCCCCACAAACCCGTCCCGCTGCATCCATACATTCTCGGCCTGTGGATCGGCAACGGCGGAAGAAACACGGGACGAATAACGTGCAACAGTCTGAACGGTGAAAGCGTCGACCGTCTGTGCTCCCTCGGGGACGTCAACGTCATAAAGGACGATATTGGAAGCAATGGTCTGGTCTGCAGCGTGTACGGAATCAAGAACGCGCTGGTCGAGCTGGGACTGTTCGACAATGGGAGCTGCGAACGGTTTATCCCCGGGATCTACAAGACAAACGACATTTCCACCCGGGCAGAGCTTCTCCGGGGGCTCATGGACGCCGACGGCGAGTGCAACACCCATGGATCCGCCGTCTACAGCACCACGAGCAGGGAACTCGCCGACGACATCGCATGGCTCGCCCGGTCCCTGGGGGGGAAGGCGACGCTTCAACCCACACCGAAGCTCGGGAAATACAGAAGCCCCGACGGCCGTGAGATAGAGTGCAAGTACTGCTACAGGGTGACACTGACCATGCCCAGGGAATTCAGGCTGTTCTACGCCGGGCGCAGGCAGCGCCGGGTGAAGCCTGAAATCGAGGACCGGTATCTGACACGCTGGATCGAATCGATCGAGCACACCGGCACCTCCGAGGACTGCATGTGCATCACCGTGGCGAACCGTGACGGGCTCTACCTGGCGAACGATTTTATTGTGACCCATAATTCCGCCCTTGTGGCGTGGATTCTCCTGTGGGCGCTGTCCACCTGTCCGGGGGCGAAGGGCGTTGTGACGGCAAACACGGGCACGCAGCTGAAAACGAAGACCTGGAGCGAGCTGGCCAAGTGGAAACAAAGGTGCATCTGCGGGCACTGGTTCGACCTGTCCGCCACATCCATCGCATCGGCTGACAAGAAATACGAACTGACCTGGCGGGCCGACGCCATCCCCTGGAGCGAGCATAACTCCGAGGCCTTCGCAGGGCTGCACAACTCGGGCAAGCGGATCGTGGTCATATTCGACGAGGCAAGCGCCGTCAGCGACACCATCTGGGAGGTCACCGAGGGCGCCCTCACGGACCAGGACACGGAGATCCTCTGGCTGGCCTTCGGCAACCCCACACGAAACACCGGGGCCTTCCGGGAGACCTTCCGCCGGAACAAGCACCGATGGCGGCACTACAAGGTGGATGCCCGGACGGTCAGGATCACCAACAAGAAACAGATCGACGAATGGATCGAGGATCACGGCATCGACAGCGACTTCGTCAAGGTGCGCGTCCTGGGGGAATTCCCCGACGCCGCCGACAACCAGCTCATCGGAGCCGACCTGATACGACAGGCCCACAGCACCGTCTACAAGCCGGACGAGTTCGACTCCGCCCCGGTCATCCTGGGTGTGGACGTGGCCCGCTTCGGCGGGGACTCCTGCGTCATCTACCGCAGGCAGGGGCTCGGGGCACGGAGACTCTACAAGCAGACCGGCATCGATACCATGCAGTTCGCCGACATCGTGGCCACCTACAACACCCAGGAGAAGCCCGACGCCATATTCCTTGACATGGGCGCCATGGGGGCCGGAGTCTACGACCGCCTGGTGCAGCTCGGCGTTCCCGTCCAGGGGATCCAGTTCGGCGGGAAGGCGCTGAACGAAACGCTGTACGTCAACCGCCGGGCGGAGATGTGGGACGGCATCAGGAAGTGGCTGCGGGACGGGGCCTCTCTCCCCGCGAAGGGGAGGGAAACCCAGGACCTGGAGGAGGACCTCACCAGCCCGGAGTACTACTACGATTCCCGTGGCCGCATGTACCTTGAGAGCAAAGACGACATGAAAGCCCGTGGCCTGCAGAGCCCCGACGACGGGGACGCCCTGGCGCTGACATTCGCCGCCCCCGTGCAGAAGAAGCAATACAACCCGGTGCCGCAGAGGAACGAACCCTACAACCCCTTGGAACGGCATCGAATGAAGAGGAGGTAAAGAAATGTGCCTTGCGCCAACACCCAAGACGCCGCCGGCGCCCACGAAACGGGAGACCCTGGACACCAACACGGCCGCTCTGGACGCCCGGGAACAGGAACGCCGGAGACTCTCCAGACAGCGGGGTTACTCGAGCACCATGCTCACCGGCCCGGCAGGAGTCCAGACTCCGACCTCAACCACGCCCGGCAAGACCCTTCTGGGGCAGTAGCATGCAGGACCTCGCCAGACTGAGGGAGGACCTTGCCGTCCGCTGGCAGGGGCTGAAGGACGAGCGGTCCCCCTGGCTCACCACCTGGCGGGACATTTCGGACTACATCTGCCCCGATAGAGGACGGTTCGGCTCCCCGAGCGACACCAACGACGGACAACGCAACGACACCCTGATCATCGACGACAGCGCACGGCTCGCTCATCGCAACTTCGCATCGGGCATGAGAAGCGGCCTGACCAACCCCGCCCACCCATGGTTCAAACTGGTGACGCCGGGAGATCCCGAGAAGAGCGACTATCCTGAACTGAGGGCATGGCTCGACCACGTGGGCACCGTCCTGATGAGGATCTTCGCCAAGAGCAACGCCTATTCCGCATTCCAGGCGACCTATTCCGAGTGCGGAGCCTTCGGCACCCACGCCTTCCTGATCGAGCCGGATTTCGAGACGGTGATCCGGGTGCGCCCCTTCACCATCGGGGAATTCGTCCTGGGCACGGACGGAAAGAATCACGTCTCCGTCCTGGGCAGGGAGTTTTCCATGACCGCCCTGCAGATGGTGACGGAATACGGTCTGGACAACGTATCGGAAAGCGTGAAGGACGCCTACCGGCAGGGGAACAGCCGCCAGCGGTTCGACCTGGTGCAGATGATTCTGCCCAACGAGTGGCGGGAGCAGGGAAAGGCCACCAGCAAAAACCTGCCCTTCCTGTCCGTCCACTGGGACCCGGGCGACAGGGCAGGGCGTTTCCTCCGGACGAGCGGCTACAAGTACTTCCCTGCCATCACGCCACGGTGGTCCGTGGTGAGCGACGACGTGTACAGCAAGGGCAGTCCCGGGTGGTTCGCCCTGGGCAACGCCAAGATGATCCAGCAGCTGCAGACGGACTGCCTGACGGCTATCCAGAAGGTGATCGATCCGCCGCTGCAGGCCCCGGCGAGCCTGATGCAGCAGTACGGCCTGAGCACGGTGCCCGGGGGCATCAACTACGTCCCCGACACGAACCAGGCGGGGATCCGGAGCATCTACGACGGACGGCCGGACATCGAGGCCATCGAGGCGAAGATCCAGCGGGTGGGGGTGAACGTGGAGCGGGCCTTTTTCTCCGACCTGTTCCTTATGCTCTCCAATCTCGACCGGAACCAGATGACGGCCACGGAAGTGGCGGAGCGGCATGAGGAAAAACTCCTCATGCTCGGGCCCGTCCTCGAGCAGCTCTACAACGAAATGCTCGACCCGGTGATCGACCAGACCTTTTCCCGGGCGCTGGACGCGGGGATCCTGCCGCCGCCTCCCCCGGACCTCCAGGGCGAGGAGATCAAGGCGGAGTACGTCTCGGTGCTCGCCCAGGCGCAGCGGATGGTGGGGACGGCAGCCATCGAGCAGACCATGGCCTTCGCGGGGAATCTCCTGGCGGCGTTTCCGGAGGTGCGCCACAAGATTGACGCCATGGCGGCGCTGCAGAAATACGGCACCTACGTGGGCGTTCCGGCGGACATCCTGCGCCCCACCGAAGAGGCTCTGGCCCGCCTCGAGCAGGAGGCGCAGCAGATCCAGGCGCAGCAGGCTCTGGAGCAGGTGCAGTCCGGGGCGCAGAGCGCGAGGCTCCTGGCCGACACGCCGGTGGGACAGAGCACGGCCATGGACATGCTCCTGGGCGGACTGACGGGGAATGCGCCATGACCGACGACGAACGGCTGAGACGGCGGCGCGAACTTGAGAAGGACGACCTGAAGAAGATCCTCGGAACCCCCGAGGGTCTCCGTTTTTTGTGGCGGCTCCTGGAGATCGCCGGCATCTACCAGACGACATTCACCGGCAACAGTACGAGCTTTTACAACGAGGGGAAGCGTTCCGTGGGGCTGCAGATCAAGGCGGACCTCATGGACGTGGACCCGGATCACGAGGGACGCATGGCGCGGGAGTTCCTGCGCTGGATGACGAACAACGACCTGATACCCAAAGGAGGCAATCGGAAATGACGGAGCAGACACCAGCACCCGGTCAGGCAGACACCGTACCCGGGGGGCAGGAGAAGGCCGGGGGAACACCCCAGGCCGCGAGCACGGCACCCGAACAGGCGAAGAGCCTGCTCGGCGGCGGAGGACAGGCGGCTCAGGAGCCCGCAGCCGAACCCGAAAATACCGGTGACGGCGGGCAGGACAAGGCGAAGCAGCCGGAGGAGGGGATCCCGGAGAAGTACGAGTTCCAGCTCCCGGACGGCATGCAGCCCGACGAGGCGCTCATCGCCGAATTCACGCCCCTGGCGAAAGAGCTGAAGCTCACCACCACACAGGCCCAGAAGTTCGCCGACATGTACTCGAAGAAGGTATCCGAGATGAGCGCGCGGCAGACGGAAGCGGCCATGAGGTTCATAGAGCAGGACTCGGCGGCCGTGAAGGCGGATCCACAGTACGGCGGGGAGAAATTGGCCGAGAACATGGCCTCCGCCGAGCGGTTCCTGAAGACCGTCGATCCGGAAGGACGGCTTGTCAAGCACCTGAACGAGCGGCAGTTCATTTCCCTGAACGACCCGGAGCTGATCCGGGTGTTCATCGCCGCGGGAAAGATGCTTGCCGAGGACCAGACGCCCGGAGGACGGGCGACCTTCGGCCAGAAGTCGCCGGCCGAGGTGCTCTATCCCTCCATGGGCAAATAATAATCTGAGGAGGAAATCATGAGCACAATCGGATACGAGAACCCCACCCTGATGGACGTGGCCCGCAGGAGCGATCCTGACGGAAAGATCGCCACCATCGTCGAGCTGCTGAGCGAGACCAACGACATCCTGAAATACATGACCGCCGTGGAGTGCAATAACGGCACGTCCCACAAGACAACGGTGCGGACCGGGCTGCCCAGCGCCACCTGGAGGCTGTTGAACTACGGCGTCCAGCCCAGCAAATCGCGGACCAAACAGGTCAGCGACGCGTGCGGCATGCTGGAGGCCTACGCCGAGGTGGACAAGGCGCTTGCCGACCTGAACGGCAACACGGCAGCGTTCCGCCTCTCCGAGGACCGGGCGTTCCTGGAGGCCATGAACCAGGAGATGGCCACCACCCTGTTCTACGGCAACACAACCCTGGAGCCGGAGAAGTTCAACGGACTGGCGCTCCGGTACAACGCATACCAGACGGCCGACGAGAAGCTGTCCACCTACAACGTGGTGAACGGCACAGGCTCCGGCGACGACAACACCAGCATCTGGCTGATCGTCTGGGGCCCGAACACGGTCCACGGCCTGTACCCCAAGGGGCTTCCCGCCGGGCTCAGCCACCGTGACCTGGGCGAGGTGACCCTGGAGGACGCCCAGGGCGGCAGGTACCAGGGATACAGGACCCACTACAAGTGGGACCTGGGCCTGACCGTGAGGGACTGGCACTACGCCGTCCGGATCGCCAACGTGGACTTGAGCGAGCTCTCGGGAGCCACGGCACAGAAGGCGCTCATCAACTACATGATCGAGGCGGAGGAGCGCATCCCCAACCTGGGTATGGGCCGGGCCTGCTGGTGCATGAACCGGAGGGTCCACACGGCGCTGCGCAAGGGCATCCTGGAAAAGATCGCCTACAACCTCACCTGGGAGAGCGTGGCCGGAAAGCGCGTCATGACCTTCGACAACATCCCGGTGGCGGTCTGCGACGCTCTCGTCAACGACGAAGACCTCGTCGCCTCGGCCTGAGCCTGACGAAGACAGGAGGATAACAGCATGATTCTCGACAAGGAACTGGTATTTTCTGACGCCCAGGACGAGACCACGGTAGCCGCCCACGCGTCGGACAACATTATCGACCTGACCACGGCCGGAGACGCTCTCGACTCCCTGTGGCTCGTGGTGGCCGTCCAGACCACCGTCACCTCCGATGGAAACGCCACGGTGACCTTCGCCCTGCAGACGGACAGCGACAGCGCCTTCGGGACCGCCGAGACGCTGCTCGCGACAGCCGCCATCGGAAAGGCGAGCCTCACGGCAGGCACCCAGGTGATCCGGGCGCGGATCCCCATGGGGTGCAAGCGGTACCTCCGGGTGCTCTACACCATCGGCACGGCCGTCCTGACCGCAGGGAAATTCGACGCCTACCTCGTCAGCGGCATCGACAAGTTGAGCTGATCCCATGCTCTGCCGGTGCAAACGACGGTGCTACCGGCGGGGACAGTACTGGAAGGTGGGGCAGGAGGAGCACTTCGATTCCTGCCCTCCCTCCTTTGAGCCCGTAGCGCCAGCAACAGCGGAACCAGGTGCGGATGTCCATCCTCCGGAGCAGCCGGAGATTCGGGCGGAGGTGCCGCCGGATCCTCCGAAGGAACAGCAGGAGGACCTCCCGGGAGCAGGGAACGGCGTTCCGCCCTTTCCTCCGGAAGAGTGGACGGAACCGGAACAACCGAAACCGAAGCGGCAGCGGAAGAAGAAATCGGCGGCGGAACCTGAGCATACGGACGAATGACAGCGGGGATGGGCGACCATCCCCTTTTTTTCTAGGGGGGACAGACCATGCCCGCATCGGTTATATCAATCTGCAATCTCGCCCTCTCCCACGTGGGAGGCTATTCCATATCAGCGCTGGACGAGCAGTCGGCGGAAGCCAGGCTGTGCGCCCGGCATTACGAGGTGTGCCGCGACGAGGTGCTGCGGGGCTTCAAGTGGTCCTTCAGCACGAAGTTGCGCCCCCTCGCCCTGGCGGCGGACGTGACGTTCCCGAACTGGGAGCACGCTTACGCCTATCCGGCGGACTGCCTCGCCCCCCGGAGGATCGTGGGGGCGGGGACCAGGAAGCCTGACGTGCCCCTGGAGTACACGGTGGTGTCGGCGGCCGCGGGGACGCAGAAGTACATTCTCTCGGACGAGCCGGAGGCCTACCTGGAGTACACGGCCCGGATCACCGACCCGGCCCAGTTTGACGCCCAGTTCGTGAGCGCACTCTCCTACCGGCTGGCGGCGGACCTGGTGACGGGGCTGACGGGCGACTCGAAGGAGCGGGGCAGCCTGCTCCAGGTGTACGGCGCCCTGCTGGCCGAGGCGAAGGCCACGTCATCCAACGAGCAGACGGAACGGCCCGCCTACGACCGGTACGTGAAGTCGAGGCGCTGACATGGCGGACCTGAGAGTGCTCCAGGCGTCCTTCGCCGGGGGGGAGCTGTCTCCAGCCCTGTGGGCGCGGACGGACCTGGCGAAGTACCAGACGGGGCTGCGCCTAGCGAAGAACGTGTTCGTCCATCCCCACGGAGGGGTCAGCAACCTTCCGGGCACCTGGTACGTGGGGCAGACAAAGTACCCGTCGCGGACGGTGCGCCTGATTCCCTTCGTCTATTCGGTGGAGCAGGCCTACGCGCTGGAGTTCGGCCACGAGTACCTGCGGGTGATTATGGACGGGGACTACGTAATGGACGGGGCCGTTCCCTACGAGGTGGCCACCCCCTACACAGAGGACATGCTGCCCGACATCGGCTACACCCAGAGCGCCGACGTGCTTTACCTGGTGCACCCCACCGTCCCCCCGAAGCAGCTGGAGCGGTACGGCCACGACGACTGGGAGCTGAACGACTACGCCTTCAAGCTGGGGCCGTTCCTGGACGAGAACACGGGCAGCACTACCATCACCCCCACGGGCACACTGACGGCGGGAGGGACGGTTACCCTGACGGCGAGCGCGTCCATCTGGCAGTCCACCGACGTGGGGGAGCTGGTGCGGGTGAGCCAGCGGGTGCCTGAGAACAGCCTGAAACACACCTTCAGCGCCTCCGGAACGTCCCCGTCCATCGACGTGGAGGGGGACTGGAACTTCCGCACCTCCGGCGACTGGGACGGGACCCTGAAGCTCGAGCGGAGCTATGACGGCGGCACCACGTGGCTGCAGTTCCGGACCCTGGTGGGAAACGCTGTGGAGGAGGGGCAAATGGACTACAGCTTCAGCGAGGAGCTCACCGACGACCAGGAGCCGGTGAAGGTCCGGGTGACCTACACCAAGCGGGCCGATGAGGACTGCATCGTGACCATCAACGCCGCCGCGCGGATCAACAACGGCATCGTGCGGATCACGGGGTACACGAGCGGCACCGTGGTGACGGGGACGGTGGTGAACAAGCTCTACAGCACGGCGGCCACAAAATTGTGGGCGCGGGGGGCCTGGAGCCCCAGGCTCGGCTACCCCTACAGCGTGCAGTTCTACCAGGACCGGCTCGCCTTCGGCGGCAGCCCCTCTTTCCCGAACAAGCTGTGGTTTTCCGAGACGGGGAACTACACCAGCTTCAAGGTCTCCGCGCCCCAGACGGACGACAACGCCATTTCGGCCCAGATGACGTCTCGGGCTGTGAACCGGATCCGGAACATGGTGAGCCTGCGGGACCTCCTGGTGCTGACCTCCGGCTCGGAGTGGAGGGTGTCTCCGGGGAGCCAGGGGGCCTTCACCTACAAGCAGATGCAGATCGAGGTGCAGGGGTACGTGGGCAGCTGCCAACTGGAGGCGCTGACGGCCTCGAACTCCGTGGTTTTCGTCCAGGAGAAGGGGAACGGCGTCTACGCCCTGAGCTACACCTACGAGGAGGACGGGTACGGCAACCGGGACCTCTCCCTCTTCGCGGAGCACCTGTTCGAGGAGAAGCGGGTGGTCTCCTGGGCATACCAGCAGCAGCCGTGGAGCCTCATCTGGGCGGTCATGGACGACGGGACCATAAACGTGCTGACCTACCTGCGGGAGCACGATGTGTGGGCCTGGACCCACCGGTCCACGGCCGGGAAATACGAGTCGGTCTGCTCCATCCCCGGGGACTCCCGGGACGAGGTGTACTTCGCAGTGCGGCGGGAGATCGGCGGATCGGAACGGGTATATCTCGAGCGGCTGGCGGACCGGGTGCCCATCGAGGGCGGATCCGGCGACGTGACGAAGGCCATGTTCCTGGACTGCGGCGGCCGGTATTCCGGGGCGCCGGTGACGTCCATCTCCGGCCTGGACTGGCTGGAGGGGCGCACGGTGACCGCCCTGGCGGACGGCGGCGTGGTTTCGGACCTGACGGTGACGGACGGGGAAATATCCCTGCCCTACGAGGCGGGCGTGGTGACGGTTGGGCTGCCCTACGAGGCGGCAATCGAGACCCTGCAGCTGGACGCCCAGCTCCGGGACGGGACCATGCAGGGGAGGAGAGTCCGGATCCCCGGCGTGATCCTGCGGGTGCGGGACACGAGGGGGCTGGCCGTGGCGCCTGGGGACCGGAAGGACCTCCTGGTGGAAGTGAAGCCGGAGTTTATCACGTATGATCCCCAGCCCCTGTTCACGGGGGACACGGCACCGGTGGCGCTGGACAGCGGATGGGACCGGAACGGCGGGCGGCTGTATGTGAAGCAGGCGTACCCCCTGCCGTTCACATTGCTCGGCATACTCCACTCCGCGGACATCGGAGGGTAAGGATGGGACGCTTCGAGGTGCGCCCTCTGCGTGAGGGAGACGTGGCCGTCATCGCCGACGGGATGAGGCTATCCGACAAACAGGAGATCTGGGCGGCCTCGAGGCTGCTCCCCTACGAGGGGCTGTGGCTGGCGGCGAAGAAGAGTCCGCTGCTGTGGGTGGGCACGTGGGACGGAAAGGCCATCGGCATGGCGGGGTGCTTTCCCGGGGGGATGCTGGGGGGGGTGGGATATCCCTGGCAGCTGGCCACGGAAGAAATCGAACGGGCGGCGCTGCCCTACCTGCGGACGGTGAGGGACTACTTGAAAACGGTGAAATCGAGCTACAGCCTGCTGGTGAACTGGGTGGACGCCCGGAACGAGACATCGGTGAAGTGGATGAAATGGCTCGGTTTCAATATAGAGGATCCGGCGCCCTACGGCATCGACGGGCTGCCGTTCCATTACGCCTGGATGAGAGGTGAAAAAAATGAGTCTAGCGGCAACTTTTAGCGTGCTGCAGGCCGCCGCGGGCGTCATTACGGCCATCGGGACCTACCAGGCCGGTCAGGCCCAGGCCGCCCAGTACGAAGCCCAGGCCGCCCAGGCGGAACGGCGCGCCCACGAGGAAGTGACGGCCGCCGGGCAGGAGGAGGCCCGGCTGAAGCGGAAGATGGCCGTGATCAAGGGGGAACAGCGGGCGGGGTACGGGGCATCTGGATTTTCCCCCGGCACGGGCACGCCCCTGGCGTCCGTGCTCGACACGGAGGGGGAAGGGATGAAGGACGTGGCCACCCTCCGGTACAACGCCCAGGTGCGGCGGGCGGACCTGCAGGACGAGGCGAACAACGCCCGTTCGGCCGCATCGTCTGCGAAGAGCGCCGCCACCTTCAGCGCCGTCACGTCCCTGCTGGGGACGGGTGCCTCGGTGGCGAGCAGCTGGTACAAGATGGGGTACAACCCCTTCAAGGGCGGCACGGCGTCGGGGTGGAACGTGGGCGGATCGGCGGCGGCAGGGTCTCCCCTGACGTACAACGCCACCGGCTACCGGCACCTGTTCCGCAGGGGGCGCTGACATGAGGGTCCCGGTGTACGAGCGGGGGCTCTCCCCGGAGGTGTCCCGGCCCGTGGCGCTGCCCGAGGGGGCGGCCGGCGGGTTCGAGGCGAAGGCGATGCAGCAGGCCGGGCGCATGCTCGGCGACGTGGCCGACGAGGGCGTCAGGATCGCCCTTGACATGCGGCAGAAGGCCGACGACGCGGCCGTACTCGAGGCGGCGAACTCGTGGGACGAGCTGACCACGAAGTACCTGAACGACCCGGATTCCGGGCTCTTCAACCGCAAGGGCAAAGGCGCCAAGGGCATGAGCGGCGAGGCGACGGAGTGGTTCGGAAAGCTCGAATCCGATCTCATGAAGGGGCTGGAAAACGAGAACCAGAGGAGCCTCTTCTCGAAATACATCCTCCGGAACCGGAGCAGCAAGGTGGATTCCATCGCCCGGCATGAGCGGGCGGAGTTCCAGAACTACCGGGTGGAGGTGACGAACCAGGCGGTGACGAACGCCGTGAACACCATCGCGGCAAACTACGCCGACGACGGCATATTCGAGGCGCAGCTGGACACTGCGGAGAACGCCCTGCTGACCCTCCTGGCGGACCAGGGGGAGGAAGTGGTCACGGCCAAGGTGAAGGCGCTGCACTCGGCAGCCCACGAGGCCCGCCTGGCCCAGTGGTTGGAGACGGACCCGAAGGCTGCGGAAGCGTACTTCAAGAAAAACAAGGGCGCCATCGACGGCACGAACCACGCGAAGTGGGCGAAGGCCATCGATGCCCAGGTGGCCGTGATCTGGACCCAGGAAGAGGCGGACAAGCTGGTGAAGCGCTTCGGGTCCGAAACCGCGGCGCTCCGGTATATCCGGGAGCACTACGAGGGGGACAGGGAGAACAGCCTGGTCACGGCGGTGAAGACACGGTACTCCGAACGGCGCACGGCGCAGGCGGAGGCAACCCGGGTGAGGAATGAACGGATCGCCGATACGGTGGAGGGGGCCTCTTCCGCGAAGGAACTGGACGCGCAGCTCGCACGTATGGGCGTGCCGGAGAAAAAGAGACGTACCCTGGTGAACAACTGGATGCGGTGGAACGCCCAGGACTTCGGGGTCCGGGCCGACTTCGCGAAGGACGAAGAGGAGATCCTCGCCCTGGGCGAGCAGTACGGGGTGCCTCCGGGGACGGTACGGCGGGCGATAAATGAGCATAGAGCCGTCTTCGAGGGGGAGGCCGAGGACCTGGCGCTTGCGACTGCTTCGGAAGAGGAGTTTCTGGCCACAATGAAGGAGAAGGGAGCCACGGACGCCCAGCTCGCCCGGGCGCAGTCCGTCTTCCGGAAGGTGCACAAACCGACCTACGACGAGGCGGAGAAACAGGCCGCCCTGGCGGAGGAGTGGGCCATCCGGGACGCCATCGACCGTGGGGAGATCACCACCAGGGAACAGCTGTTGTCGGCGGCCTCCAGGCAGAGCCAGGCCAAGGTCAACGAACTGAAGAAGTACATGGAGGACAGTAAGGACCCGGCCCAGAGCTATGTGAACGGCGAGGTGAAAAGGCGCTACAAGGAGGCGAAGCTCCGGGAAGAGGAGCTGCCGCTTTTCATGAGCGCCTTCCTGACAAGGACCAGGAACCTTGGTCCCGACAAGACTGAGGAAAAACTGAAGATCGCCGACGAACTGATGAAAAAGGAAACGGCGAAGAAGGGCATGCTCAACTGGATCCTGGGCACCACCTGGAAAATTCCGGCGTACCTGGTGCCGAAGGGGTACACGTACAGCCGGGAGCTCGACGTGTTCACCAACGGCACGGACAAATGGATCCCGCCGGAGGAATACCTGTATCGATAGAGGAGGAAAAACCATGGCGTTTATCCCGCTGACTGACGAAGAGAAAAGAATACTGCAGAACGGGGGGGCCGGGGAGACCGAGCCCCCCGAGGAGTCTGCAGGAGGCCTGTTCGGCGGGATAAACGTGTCCTCGATCCCCGAGGTAGCGAGTGCCCGGGACCGGCTGACGGATCTCCGCACCGAGGCTGTTGACGCCGAGGCGGACCTGAGTCCGGCACCGGCGGCCGACCTGGACTCTCTCGCCCGGAGCGGCGGGATCGACCTGTCACCCTACGAGGACGAGCCGTTCCGTGGAGAGGAGCGCCTGAACCCGGCCGCTCCCGGAAGCGGCATGTTCGTGGAGCTGTCGCCGAAAGAGAAGGCGCTGGTGGACGGGGAGAGGCGGTTCAGCGACTCCACCCGTTTTCTTGCCGGGATGTTCAAGGACGCCCAGTCCTACGACCCGGAGATGTACTCCAGGAACGTGCAGGCGAGCCTCGCCACGCGGATCCCCGTGGGGATGATGGTGCAGGATCCGGAGGTCCGGGATGAGGCATGGCGGCAGAAGATGACCCTGGACCAGCTGGACACCCTGGAGAAGGTGGGGCCGAAGCTGCGCTCCTGGCTGCAGATCCCCGGGAGGATGGCCGCCGTCTGGGACGACCTTCCCGCCCTGATGGCCCTCGAATCTCTGGTGGAGCAGGAGACCCACGACAGGGAGACCACCCTCCCCGGAAGAGGCTTCCGGAACGCCACGGCCATGTCGGAGAGCGGCAGGATATGGACCACCGTCCTCTTCACCGGCAAGATGACCGATGAGCAAAGGGCCCGTCTTGCCGTGCTTGACGCCGAGATGGCGAAAAACGCCAATAAGGGAGACGGCTCCTGGGACAAGATGCTGTACGGGGCCGGGACTATGGCCGGGCAGCGACTACCCCAGTTTTCGAGGGGTGCGTACAGGGGGCTCCAGTATGGGGCTCTCGCTGCCCTGGCTGCCGGCGTTCTGGGGAACATGGGACCGCAGGCCGCCTTCCCGGAAGAGATTGTCACCATCCCCGGGGCCTTCGGCTTGATGGCCAGAACCGGCTTCGGGCTCGGCGTCATGGAAGAAGGGTTTTCCGTCGAGGCCGGCCTCGCGCTGCAGGAATACCTCGGAATCAAAGATGAGGACGGAAATCCCCTGCCGGAGGAGTACGCCCGAATTGGGGCCTTCCTGTACGGGGCCGGAGCAAGTTTCCTGGAATCACTGCAGATGGGGCGGATCATCAAGGCGTTCCCCGGAGGGGCGGCATTCCTGAGCAAGCAGGCCGTGGCCGAAATGCTGAAGACAAAAACGGTCCAGACCGCCCTGAAGGATGCCATCAAGGGGTACGGGAAAGACCTGACCTTCGAGGTGGCCACAGAGGGAGCGCAGCGCCTGTGGCAGATCATCGTGGGGGAGCAGCTGAAGGATTCCGCGTATGCCGAACGGGTGGCGCAGTCTATCAGGAGCGGGGTCCCCTGGTCCGACCTGCCCGTAGGGGAACAGGTACAGAACATAGCGAAATACTCCTCCATGCCGCTGGCCGACATCGTGTCGGACGTGGGGGTGGAAATGTGGGAGGCGCTGCACACCTTCGCCCTGGGCATGATGCCCGGGCAGGGGCTTTCTTTTTACGCCGACGCCCGCGCCGCCAGGGAAGCCCGGAAGAACGTGGACTTTTTCAAGGCTATCGGAGACGCGACGGCCGGGTCGAAGACGCTGAAGCGGCTGCCGGAGGGGATGGGCGAATATGCCACGGAGCTGACGAAGAACGGTCCCGTGGCGGAGATCGGCATCGACGCGAAGGGATTCTCCGAGACCCTGATGCAGATCGGCGCGGATCCGGAAGAGGTGGCCGGGACGTTGGGCATCGCTCCGGAGGATCTGAGGGAAGCGGCGGCCACAGGCGGCGACGTCTGGCTGCCCACGGGCGTGTACATGGAAAAGATCGCCGGCACGGAACTGAACCAGGCGCTCCTTCCGGACCTCCGTCTTGGCGAGGGCGCCATGACGGCACGGGAAGCGAAAGCCTTCGAGGAGGAGCGGCTGAACCGCCTGCATGAGGATTCCGAAGCGGCGCGGAAGTATCTGGAGGAGTCGGGGGCCGAGACGAGCGACGTGGATTACGCGAAGTCGGTGGTGAAGACCCAGCTGGAAGGTCTGGGCATCAAGTGGCTCGGGAAGAACGAGGCGGAATCTTACAGCACCCTGTTCGCAGCCTACGCGGTCCAGGCGGCCTCACGCTGGAACACGACCGTGAAGGAGTGGGTGGACAGGCTGAACCTGACGATCAGAGACAACGCCGACGGCACGAAGAGCCTGGTGGCGGAGCCCAAGACTCCAGCGGCCACTCCGGCGCAACCCGCCATAGACGCCGACGGTGTGAGCGCTGAGGGCGGCAGGGTGGTTCCCCTGGGAAACCTCCGCCCAAGCGAGACCATAAACCCCGAACGCCTTGCCGCCGCAAAAGACCGGCTGGAAAAGGCGAAGCGGGGAGAGGGTCCCAAGCGGGAACCCCTGACCGTATGGGACCGCGGCGACGGCACGTATTCCATAGCGGACGGCAACCACACCTACACGGCGCTGAATGAAGCAGGCGCCCTGTCGGTGCCGGTGAAGGTGGAGCCCGTCCGAAACAGGGCGGTCACAAACATCGACACACTGTACGCCGAGGCGACGAAGGCCGAGCCGGAATTCAATTCGCTGATGGGAGAGCTGCAGTCTCAGCTCGGCGGCGAATTGCTCATGCGGCCGGAGATGAAGACGGCCGAAAGCGTCAACCGGAAGGCTCTCAACCCCGACGACTACAACGGAGATTACAGCCGGGTGGTGGATGTTCTCGGCGGTTCGCTGATCTTCGAGACGGAAGAGGATTTGCTCCGTGCGGTGGAGTCCCTGAGGGATGATAACCGGATTGTCCGGATCAAGGACCGGTGGAGCAAACCGACGCCGGAAGGATATCGGGATTATCTGTTGAACGTGCGGCTTCCGAATGGATATGTGGGGGAGTTGCAGGTACATCACAGAGCTATTACGGAGGTAAAAAACTCCATAGGGCACGAGCTGTATAAGCTGGCGGATCAATTAAACATAGAAAATGAAAAAATACTTGCGGAAAAAGTCCGATCACTAAGCAGGGAATTTTACGAGAACGCACTTGCCACCAGTCAGAGCGCACCTGCCGCCCTGAGCGCTTCTTCCTTGGAGACCCTCCAGGCCCTGCGTTTCCACCTGGAAGCTGTTTCCCAGGAAAGCGGCTTGAGAGAAGCGTTGGAGAGAATCTTGAAAACCCTCGGGCCCTTGGTTCCTTCCTCGGCGGGAAGCCAGTTACCGTCGGGGCCGGTTTCGATAGCGAACACGTTGTCATCCTCGGAATCAACAAAGAACTCAAATGTTCTCACGCCCATGGATACCACCTCCGAGAAAATTATACCAGACAATTCCGGACAAAGCAACGGAATTGTAAGTGAGGTTGTTACCGGCGAAGGCACGACCATCCAGACCCGTTTCCGTGTGGTAGACGCATCCGAGCTGATCGCAAGCAACACGGAATCCTTCGCGGTGAACAAAAAATACCCCAAGGAACTTCAGCCCCGAAAGCGGGACCGGGCGGCGGGGATCTCCCAGGTGGAGAAGATCCTGTCCGGGCTGGATCCCGAACGGCTGGGGGAAAGCCGAATGGCCTCCGACGGCGCTCCTATCGTCGGGGACGATATGGTGGTGGAGAGCGGCAACGGCCGCACCATCGCCCTAAAGCTGATGTACAAGCGCGGCGCCGCGACAAAGAAGGCCCGAAGCAAATACATCTCCTGGCTGAAGGAAAACGCGGGGCGCTTCGGCCTGTTGGAAGCCGACATTGACGCGGTGAAATCTCCCGTCCTGGTGCGGGTGAGGGAAACGGACGTGGACCGGGCGCAGTTTGCGAAGGAAGCGAACGTGGCGTCCGTGGCGGCCATGTCCGCCTCCGAGACTGCGAGAGCCGACGCGGAGCGGATGTCCGAGAAGATCCTCGGGACGTTCCGGCCCGAGAGTGACCTGCTGGCCCCGGAAAACAGGCCGTTCGTCCGGGAGTTTTTGAGCAAGGTCGTTCCTCCGAACGAGTGGGGCACGGTGACCACTTCTGCGGGGACGCTGAGCAGGCAGGGAGTTGTCCGGCTGCAGAACGCCCTGGCGGCGAGGGCCTACGGTGATCACCAGGTCCTTGAGCGGATGGCGGAATCGGAAGACGATAACATCAAGAACGTGAACAAGGGGCTGATCCAGGCCGCTCCCGTCCTGGCGGTCATGGAGGACCGGATACAGGCCGGCCTGCTGAAGGCGGAGTATTCTATCGCCGGCGCTGTTTCACAGGCGGTCAATCAGCTGTCGATCCTTCGGGAGCGAGGGGAGACGGTTCGGGAGTTCCTCTCCCAGGTGAATATGTTCGAGGAAGTGGGGATCTCCGACGACGTGAAGAGGGTCCTTTCCATCCTGGAAAAACACAAACGGGCACCATCGCGGATAGCGTCGTTTCTGGCGGGGTACGCGAGGCTCGTGGACGCCCAGGGTTCTCCGGACCAGGCCGTTTTGTTCGAGGAACAACCTCCGACGGCCATGGAGCTTATGGACGCGGCGGATAAGAACACTGAGCTGACGCTGTACCAGGACGGAGCCGCCCTTGATGCGGAGTACCTGGCGGCGGTGGAAGCCGGGGATATGGAAACAGCCCAGGGGATGGTGGACGAGGCGGCAAAAGAAGCCGGTTTCACGGTGCAGCATGTGTTCCACGGCTCGAAGCGGATTGACCGGCTGGGGAACGAGCTGAAGCCGGAGCGGGCGACGAGCGGCCCCATGCCGTTTTTCACCGATGACCCCACTATCGCGGAGAACTACTCGAAGAACAAGGCGGATACAAGCATCGAGATCCCTGAGTCGTACACCGGATGGTTCAAGGTGGCCGTGGGGCGGGGCAAGCCGAAGACCATCGACCAGGCGTGGCTGTACCTGTCCCTGGACAAGCGGCGGGAACTGGCGGCCAAGCTGCCCCACGTGGTGAACACGGACGAAAACGGAGAAGTCGCGGACGAGTTCAGGCTCACCGACGACGAGTACGGCATGACGAACAAGAGCCACTGGGATTTTGTGCTCCGGGAGAAGCGGGGGAACGTTCTGGCGGCGGCGGTGGAGATCTGGCTGGACAGTGGGGAGCTGTTCGACCAGGAGGAGCGGTTCCTCGAGATTCTGCGGCTGGCGGGGCTGGACGGCGTGGTGTATGACTCCCCCTGGCTGGAACAGCCCGGGGTGCTGGAGGCTCACCTGGCAATCCGGACCCCCTTCGATACGAGCGCTATTTCCGACGATGATTTTGCCGCCCTGGAGGCGGCGTCGAAGGGCAAACGGGGCTCGGCAAACGTGGTGGACGAGTGGGACAAGCGGCGGTTCAGCGGCAGGGAATGGATAGAGCTGCTGGCGCAGGACCGGCGGGACGGCACGTCCTTCGCGTGGACGAGCGTTCCCGACTGGGTGTCCCGGGAGCTGCACAGGATGGGGTACGACGGCATCAAGGACCAGGGGGGCAAGTACACCGGGGAAGGGCATACGGTGTGGATCCCCTTCTTCCCCTGGCAGGTGAAGAAGGCCGACGGCATCACCCGGGACGACCAGGGGAATGTGATTCCACTGTCCCAGCGGTTCGACGCCGGCGTGAAGGATATGCGGTACCAGACGGCCTACCATGGCTCACCCCACAGATTCACCGAGTTTTCGACTGAATATATCGGAACTGGGGAGAGAGCACAGGCTTTCGGGTGGGGGCTGTACTTCGCGGACAAGAAAGAGGTCGCGGAATATTATAGGACGAGCGTTACCAACAGGCAGCCGACAGACATTCTCATCGATGGAGCTTCCATCACCTCCTTGAAAGAGAAAATGCCGTCCGCTCCATTCCCGGCCATGATCCGCGCAGCGCTCAATGGCGCCGACGGAGATATAGACAGGGCGAAGGAATATCTGCGTGGACGCAAGGAAGGCAATCCGAATCTTTCTCCAAACCGCCTGAAGCAGTATGACGACGCCATCAATTTTGTCGAATCGCTCCGTGGTCATGAGATACGTATTGAAAGGCCGGGTCCGGGACAGATCTATGAGGTTGACATCCCAGACGACAACGTTCTGCTGGACTGGGACAAGCCTCTGAACGAGCAACCGGAGGCAATAAGAAAGGCTCTGAAGACCGTCGAAGGCATCAATGTAAAGAGTTGGTTAAAAGGCAACCCCACCGGAAAGGAAGTTTACAATCAGCTGGTGGGCAGGGCGCAGGATGCCGGATTTACGATCGGAAAGAATTATGCCGATGATCGGCAGGCTGCTTCGGAAATTCTCAACGGTGTAGGGATCAAGGGCATTCGATATCTTGACGCCTTGTCCAGAGATGGAAGCGGCGACAGCCGAAATTATGTCATCTGGGACGATAAGGCCATCGCCATCCAGCAGACTTATTACCAGAAAAGCGCCGGAGGACGGCAATATCCCACCCAGGGCTTCATTAACCGGAGCGACAGGGGCATCACCATCACCCTGACGCCCAAGGCGAACCGGAGCACGTTCCTTCACGAGCTGGGGCATTTGTTCCTGTGGGACCTGGAGTCCCTGGTGAGGGCAGGGAAGGCGGATTCCCGAACGGCCGGCGACTGGGAGGTCGTCCGGAGCTGGTGGGGAGGCCACGCGAGGGACCTGGCGGAGTGGATCGTGAAGCACGGCACCGTATCGGAGGATGTCCGGGCACTGTTCGCCGCTCCCGACGGGGCGGGGATCGTGCGGGCCGCCCTGGCGGGAAAGGAAGCCGACGCCGTGCTGGCCGACGCTGTGAGAGTTGCGGCGGAGGAGTACTGGGCGCGGGGCTTCGAGCAGTACCTCTTCGAGGGGCTGGCCCCAAGCCGGGCACTCCGGCAGATATTCGACAATTTCAAGCGGTGGCTGGCGAAGGTGTACAAGGCGCTGAAGGGCGCTCCCGACGTGGAGCTGTCCGACGAGGTGCGGGCGGTGATGGACCGGATGCTGGCCTCCGAGGAGGAGGTGGACCAGGCGCGGTCTCTCCGGGAGTCGGAGAGGCTGCGGACCCGCCTGATCCAGCAGGGGATCCCCACGGTGGAGGCCGACGCCCTCCGGGAGGCTGCCGACAAGGCGGCTTCCGAGGCGAAGACGAAGCTGCTGGCGGTGCTGCTGCAGGAGCTGGGCGCCGAGACCCGGGAGCAGGCACGGAAGCGCAGGGAAGCGGCGGAACCTGGGATTCGGGAGGCGATGCGGGGGGAATCGGCGGCGTGGAAGGCCTACGACGACCTGCTGCAGTTCGCCGATACGGGGTACAACCTCGCCCCGGACGAGCGGTACGGCGAGGCGAACGCCCGGCTGACGTCACCCGAGGGCACGGTGCCCATGGAAGCGGCGGCGGATCTGCTGGGGCTGGGGGGCGTGGAGGAACTGCAGGCGCTCCTGGCGGAGGAGGCGAGGAATCCCTTCGAGGCGGAGCTGAACGCCCGGCTTGACGCCGAGGTCCGGGACCTGGAGAACAAGGCGTCCGACCGGGAAACAATGCAAACCCTCGCGGAGGAGATGCTCTCCGGCGAGGCGAGGCTCCGGCTGCTGGCCCTGGAGCAGGCGATTCTGGCGCGGAAGATCGGGGATCTCCAGTTCGGTCCGGAGCAGATGGAGGACCAGCCGTCCGCCTGGGAGACCACGGCCCAGCAGGCCCGGCAGATGTCGGCCCAGGTGCGGGCGTACCGCGAGGTGGCGGAGCAGCTGATCGCAGATAAGCGGGTGCGGGACGCCCGGGCGGCGTCGCGGTACCTGGCGGCGGCGAGGAAGGCGGGCAGGGAGGCCTACGAGCTGGCTCTGAAGGGACGGTACGAGGAGTCCCTGGCGGCGAAGGACCGGGAGATGATGTCCACGGCGCTGTACCAGGCGTCCCTGGCGGCGCGGGACGAGATGGAGAAGGCCGAGAAACACCTGAAGAAGTACTGGGGCGGCCGGAAGCGCCTCCGGGCGGTGATCGGGGAGGAGCATTTCGCCCAGGTCATGGGCCTGACGGAGCGGTACGGCTTCAACGGCGAGGACGAGCTGAGCGGGGACCGTCCCCACCTGGGGGAGTGGGTGGCGGCCGCGAATGCCCAGATCGGCGCGGACCCGAACAACCAGGGGGCCGAGCTGCCGGTGGCAAAATGGCTGATCACCGACGACTACAAGGACCGGAAAATGTCCTGGAAGGACCTGACGGTGACGGAGTTCCGGGAACTTGTGGAGGCCGTGGAGGCCATCGACTACTTCGGCCGCAGCCGGAACAAGCTGCTGGCGGCGGAGCGGGAGGCGGATTTCGCGAAGGCGAAGGCGGACCTGGAGGCCTCGGTGACGGCGGTCCACGGCACAATGAAGGAGACGCCCCTGGACCCGGACTACCGGGGCGCGGGGGTGATCGGGAGATACCTGGCGTCCTCGGACCGGGTGGAGCACATCCTCCGGAGGCTGGACGGATTCAAGGACATGGCGGTCGCCTGGTTGACGTTCTTCGATCCCGTGGTGAAGGCGGAGCGGGCGGAGATGAAACGGATGCGGGAGGCGAAGAGCCGCCTCGAGACGATCTTTTCGGTCTATTCGTCTGAGGAGCGGGGGGAGATGACGAAGAAGAAATACACCCTCCAGCAGCTCGACCCGTCCACGGGGAAGCCCCTGGTGCTGAGCAGGGAGAACGTGATCGCCCTGCTGCTGAACTGGGGCGCCCTGGAGAACAGGGAAGAGGTGGTGTTCGGCTACGGGTTCGACCGGACCGTGTGGAATTCCGGCAAGGGATGGATCCACTACGGCAGCGACGAGGAGTACTGGGCGGCCTTCCGCATGGGATCCGCCGAAGTGGAAAAGCTCTTTTCCCAGGTGCTGGAAGAGAAGGATTACGAGGTCGCCCAGGCGGTGTGGGACCTGAACGAATCGTACTGGGGAGATATCGCGGCCATGTCGAAGAAGGTCACCGGGGTGACGCCGAAGAAGGTGAAGCACTTGCCGGTGACGAGCGCCTCCGGGGTGACCTACCGGGGCGGGTATATGACGTTGAAGTTCCGGCCCGAGTCGAACTGGGACAACTTCGTGGTGTCCGAGAAAGAAACGTCGAAGGCCCTCTACGCCCCCCAGGGAAGCAGGGCGCACACCAAGAGCGGCCACACGAAAGAGCGGCACCACGGCGAACGGGGGAAGCGGCTGCTGCGGCTGGACCTCGGCGTTGAGACGGAGCACCTGCGGGACGCCCTCCATGACCTGTACTTCCGCCCCGTCATCCGGGACCTGAACAAGCTGCTGGCGGATCCCCAGGTGCAGAAGACCATCATCGGCTCCATAGGCATGGAGGCCTTCAAGCAGTTCCAGCCGTGGGTGAACGGGCTGGCGAACGCCTACCGTACGCCGTCGAACTACGGCGAGCAGATGATGCAGAAGGTGATGGGGCGGACGTCGGCGGCCATCCTGGGATGGTCCCTCTCCTCGGCGGCGAAGCAGGTCTTCGGGTGGTTCCCCGCCGTCCAGGTGCTGGGGTACAAGCGCACGGCGCTGGCGGCGTTCAACTTCTGGCGGAACCCTTTCCAGTGGGGAGAGATGCGGGATTTCGCCTTCGGAAAGTCGGAGTACCTGCGGGACCGGGTACGGTCTTTCGACCGGGACGTGAAGGCGGCCATGGAGGCCGTGACAGCGTCGCCGGTGCGGGGCAGGTGGAGCGCGGTGCAGGAGACCTTCTTCCTGTTCGCTGGATGGATGGATATGGCGGTGAGCCTGCCGGTGTGGACGGCCGCCTGGGACAAGGGCATGCTGGAGTTCAACGGCGACGAGGCGAAGGCGCTGGAGTACGCGGACTTCGTGGTGCGCAGCACCCAGAACACGGGGGCGGCGAAGGACCTGGCGGCGATCCAGCAGGGATCCCCGGCATGGAAGAGCATGACCATGTTCTACACGGCCTTCGGCTCCATGTTCCAGCAGACCAGGGAGCAGTGGTTCCGGGGCCACGGGGTGAGGGACATCCCCAGGTTGGCGGCCTTTGCCCTGACCATGTACGTGCTGCCGGCGCTCCTGGAGGACCTCATGTCCGGCCGGGGGCCGGAGGAGGACGAGCCCGACGACATTCTGCGGTGGGCTCTGAATTCCACGCTGCAGTACGGCGCGTCCCAGCTGATCCTTGTGCGGGACGTGGTGAACGCTGCGTCGTCCGGGTTCTCCTACCGGATGAGCCCCATGGCGTCGGCGGGGACGGCGGCGGCCAAGGTGATGACTGATCTTCTGAAGACTGCGGAATGGGGTCTCGGGGGAGACGAGCCGGACTGGGAGAAGATCCCGGGGCATCTGGTGGAGATCTCCGGGCCGGTGTTCGGGCTGCCGAGCAACCAGATCATGCGGACCATGAAGGCGGTGGGCCGGTACCTGGACAATGACCGGGACTGGAGCCCGTGGGATTTCGTGATCACGCCGCCGAAGAAGAAGGGCAGACGATAGGAAGGGGGCCTCAGGGCCCCCTTTTCAATGAGGAGGACTGGCAATGACCGTATCAAAGGACTACAACAAACACGTGTACGAGGGGAACGGGCTGACAACGGACTGGCCGTACGATTTTGATCTACCGATCACGGCCGCGGGGGCTCCGGACACGTCGCTGATCCACGTCTTCAGAACGAACCTGCGGGGCGAGGTGACGGAGGTGACGGCCTTTTCCGTCGATGCGGAGACGGGGACGCTGACCTATCCCACGTCGGGGAGCCCCCTGGAGACGGGAGAGAAACTGACGATCCTGCGGCTGCTGGATGTCCGGCAGCAGTTCTTCGACCCGTCGAACCAGGCGAACCTCTACCCGGAGACTCTGGAGGACAACACGGACCGGCTGGTGATGATGATCCAGCAGATAGACGAGTCGGTATCTCGGGCGGTAAAAATGGGGGAGGGATACGAGGGTGAAGAGGTGACGGCCGAGGGACTGCTCGAGGCGCGGGACATCGCCATATCGGCAGCTGAAACCGCTGAAGGCTACGCCAACATGCTCCCCGCTATAGCTGACGAACTCGATGTCAACATTGTTCTAGACGAGGCAGACCTTCGAGCAAAACTGGCTGCCATAGGTGCGTCCAACGCTTCACTCGTTATAGCCACCACCATTCCTATAGCAGCTGACCTCGCCATTCCAAGCAACGTGGCTCTCTCGTTCAAAAGGGCAGGACAGTTACAGCCAGCCGTTGGCACGACACTCACCATCAACGGCGCAATAGACGCTGGTCTATGGCAGATATTCGGAGGGGAGGGGACGGTGGCAATTGGATACCGCCTGCTAGTCAACGCACGGTGGTTCGGAGCGACAGGTGACGGTGTAACCGATGATACGGCAGCCCTCCAAAGAGCGGTCGATGCAGGAGACGTGTTTATCCCTAATGGTGATTACCTTGTCAGCGACACATTGTTATATGGTACTGATGATCAAGACATATACCTGAGCGTTGCTGAGTATGGTATGTGGGTCAAAAATGGAAGACGTATTACAGGGGAATCAAAAAATAACACAATTATCAGGCAGGCTGCTTTATTCCCTTCAGGAAAACCTATTATATCCTTTGATGGGAATGTAAATAACCGAACAGATTATTATGATCTACACCCTGTAGCACAATTTAACAACAGTCTCAGTAATATATGCATTAAAGGCAGATGGAAAAATGAAGAAGACACAACACCTGTCATAGGTCTATACCTAAGAGCAATATGGAATTCATCTTTTAAAGATATTCTCATTGAAAATATTTATGGTGATGGGTTGGTAATTGGAGGTCAAACTACAGGAGGGCGGGATGATATAGATACCACAGCTGCTTGTACCTTTGAAAATATTTATATGAATATGATTTCTGGGGATGGCATTAAGGCAATTAAATCAAGACCAGGTTCTTTAACATTTACAGATTGTTCGCTGAGACGCTGTCATTCTAATGGTTATGTCGGTGGAGGTGCTTCAGTACGCTTTAGAGGTTGTACCATATCTCTGTGTTGTGGGTATGGTATTAAAATCCAAAAAACTGAGACAGAAGCATTGCCCAGAGGTATTGAAATCGCAAACAGTATGTTGGAAGGTAATTTTAAAGGAGATATTTTTATACATTATAGTGATTCTTTTGACATACATAACTGCTGTATACACCCTTATCTGGATTCTATTAACACACCTCCTATTTGGAATGAGGGGGGAATAATAGTTAAGGAATGTCTTAGCGGAAATATAAGTAATAATCTGATTCAGCCATACACAAGTAATCCCGGTGTGCAAGAGTTTATTTATGGTATAGTGGTTCACAGCACAACTAAGGCACAGAATCTTAATATTGTAGGAAATTATATTAAGACTGCTGATTATAAATACTCTATTTCACAAAATCCTGTAACACAGCCTGATAAAACAGGAGCAACTAAGACTAATGAACTGTTTAACACTTTTACAATGTTTGAAAAAGGCACTTTTACTTTAACAGGTATAACTGGAACATATACTGCACGTTATGAACGCTTGGGAAATATGGTGAGTTATGTTGTAGAATTACCTGTAAACACAGTGCTTACCGCTGCAATTTTGACAGGTTTGCCTTATGCGTCTCAGATAGCACAAAAAGTAAATGTATATTTAGGCGGAGGATTAACTTACGCTGACAATGAAGAACTTATGATTATGATATCAGGAACTTCAATATATCTCCGTAAATATGATGCAACTACAGGTGCATATAGCGTTATGTCAACACCTTGGACAATCTCAGAAGGGACAGTAACTTTCTCAGGCACTTACATGACAGCGGATAATTTCTAAAAACTACTAATAAAGAAGGGTATGGGGCAATCCTCATATCCTTCTTGCTTTTATTAATACAACCAAAAGGAGGATATGCTATGCAGTTCCCGGAACATGTTCATGAACTGAAGCCTGAGCACTACGATGCCGCCCGTGTGACTGTTGCAGCTATTTCCACACCGCACACAGTTACAAGCAACCCTATCGTGATTTCGGGTAGTTATATTACAGGCCCGGTAATACATAATGAGTGATCTTCTCATGATGTGGGCGGCAAGACACATAGCTGCCCCTGTCGGAACCACCACCATCATCGGCGTGCAGGACACTGGGGGGCGTGGAGTTAATGGTGCGACGCTTAAACAGGTGTCCACAGGAGAGGTGTTTGTTGCTGGAGATAGCGGAATCATTGCAGAAGCAACCCTCGCCGCTTCTTATTTTGACGAGCATCCGAGTTATGCTTTTGAGGAAACGACCGACGCAGAGGGGAACGTATTCTGTGCGTTGCCAAGAGCCTACTGGTGGCGAGGGAATCTCCCGGATATCACAGATGGCACAACGTCACGATGGACCATGCTCTTGTCGCCGACCCCTGTCACTATCACCCTGCATGGAGTGGAATGCGTTTTTGCCGCGAACCAGTACGTGTACAAGTCTGGGGAATCGTGGCTGGATTCAGTAGCCATCGGAAAGTATCGAGGGCACAACGCAGGAGACGGGAAAATCGGTTCCAAGCCCTTAACGACCGTTCTGGGCAACGTAACATTCACGGACTATCAGACGCAATGTGCGGCAAACGGTGAGGGGTATCACATGGTCTCATTGTTTGAATGGCAAGAACTGCTAGCCAGAGCGGTGATAGAGAAATCGACGTTCCAGTTGGTGCCGGAGGCATCTCGAACAAACCTGAACGATTGTATTTACAGGGGCATTAACCATTTTGCCTATGGCCCTACCGGGGCTACTGACGTTCGGTCTGAGTGGATGGATGGAGTGAGGATTGACGGCTCCGGGAAAATTGAACATTGGAGCGAGCCTCAGGGTTCCTTGTATTCAGCAACAGATAGCGTATGCCCTGTTGACACCGCTGGCAGCTATGCCCAATTGTTGTTTTCCGGTGGAGCGTTCAATTTTCTCTTTCTCGCTGCCACCCTTGGATCAGACACATCAGCATTTCTGCCGGACTATTCTGGAAGAGCTGCCGGGCATGTGAACAAGATTGCCTCATGCGGCTATTACGCTTCTTCTGCGGTTACAGGCGCAATGTACAGTACCTTTTCCTATACCACTAGCGACAAACACGCAACGGTCGGATCTCGCCTATGCAAGCGATAGAAGCGTAGGTTGTTGATATCGGCAGCGGTCATTTTTTGAAATACAGAAGGAGGGAATACGGTGAGAACAGCAACTATTGCTTCAGGGGAAAGCCTCTCCCACAAGGTTGACGTAGGGAACGGGAAATTCCACGGTCTCTCGATACCTGCCGGCTGGGCCGCAGGAGCGACGGCGATCACGTTTCAAGTGAGCCACGACGGGGTTACCTGGCAGGACCTGTATAACGATACGGGCACAGAGGTGTCCGCAACGGCTGCGGCGTCGCGGAACGTCAGTCTGTCGAGCATCGCCCTGGATCTGGCGCCGTGGAATTTTATCAAGCTCCGCAGCGGGACGTCCGCTTCGGCCGTGACCCAGGAGGGGAACGCGGCGGCGAAGCGCATCTTTGACTTCGGCGACAGCAAAACCCTGACGGTGACTTCGGGCGTGAAGGGGATCGCCTCGAACGAAATCGTCGTGGAGTTTAAAAATGCGGCGGACGACAACCTGGCGGTGAGCAAGGTCGACAGCCTCAAGAAGATCATCATTGCCCTGGCAAACACTACGGGGTCGAAAAACGCGGACAATCTGATCGAGGCGGCGGTGCAGGCACTGTCCACGGTGGGGGCCGGCGACGAGGCCATCGACGTGTCCGCCATGACGGTGGCAGGGTCCACACAGTACGACGCGGCGCCTCCGGCACGGACGGCGGCGGCGAAGACGTTCACCTTCGGCGCAAAAACGCTGACGTTCACGAGCGGAGTGAAGGGGCCTGCCGGGAACGTGATTTCCGTGACCCTGGAGACGGCGGCCAACGATACTCTGGCCGTGTCGAACCCGGCCGGCACCTACGATATCCTGGTGAAGCTGGCCAATACCACGGGATCGAAAAATGCCGACAATCTCATCGAGGCGGCGGTGCAGGCTCTCCTGGCGCTCGGCCCCGATGGCGAGACTCTCGACGTGAGCGCCATGACGGTGGTGGGCAACGCGGCGTACGACAGCGCCCCTCTCGCTCCGGTCTATGCGAGCAAGACGATTACGGTGGCCGAGGGGAAGACCCTCACGTTCGCCTCCGGGGTCTGGGGGCCGGCGTCCAACGGGATCAAGATTTCGATCGACGTGAATGACTCCGACGCCCTGGCGGTAACGGCCGAAGGCGGCGTGATCTCCATCCTGCTGGCGAACGAGACTGCTTCCAGCAATGCGGCGGCGGTGATCCAGGGGGCCATCCGGGCCATCGAGGGCGGCAAGGTGGCCAACATCAGCGTGGCGGCGTTTTCCGTGACGGGGAATGCCGGATACAACGGGGCGCCGGTGATTGCCCTGGGCGAGGGGATCACGGTGGACGAGGTTCCCCTGGAGGGCGGCGCGGTCGTCCTGGAGTCGGGCGTGTACGAGAACGTGTTCCTCGAGGGTGGATTGGAGCCCATCGAGCCGGTGACGGCGAACCTGGCGGGCGGAGCGGATATCGAGCTGGTGCTCGCGATTAAGGACTGATCGATGTGGGAGATCTGAGCCGGAACTTTTCGCGACATGAATTCGCGTGCAAATGCGGGTGCGGGGAGGCCGAGGTCTCCCCGTTTCTGATCGAGGTACTGCAGCGACTGAGAGATATCCTGGGAGTGCCGATCACCGTGACCAGCGGCCGGCGGTGTACTGCGCACAACGCGGCCGTGGGGGGCGCGAAAAACTCACAGCATCTCCTGGGGCTGGCGGCGGATATCTGCGCGGAGGGATGGACTGCCAAAGACCTGCTGCGGGTGCTGAGGATCCTGGTGCGTGCGAACGCGCTGTACGTGGGGTACGCGTATGAAGTCACGGAAAATGTGATCCATATCGACGTGAGGCGGCCGGAGTCCGGGACAGTGCAGGCGTGGCGGAGGTGAGCGATGGAATCTCAATACATCGGGATGCAGGAATTAAAGGACGATATTGCGGAGATCAAGCAAACTCTTACGCGGCTTGCAGAGGCGACGACAACCCTGGCGCTGCACTCCCAGAGGCTCGACAACCTTGAATCGCGTATCACCAAAATCGAGCGAACTGAAGATGAAACGTGGGAGGTCCTGCGTACCATAGAAACGAGGTGCGCCCTGCGGGAACGGGTGTACGAATACGGACTTCGAAAAATGGAGACTGCTCCCGTTAGCCGGGACGACTGGCTGAATACTCTACTGGGGAGCGCACTTCGGAACGGACTCTGGATCGCTCTGACGGCGGCGATTACGGGGCTTATCGCCGCATATGCGGGGAGGTGACGATATGCCCGATTTCAAGAGATGGTTCTGGGAAAAGCTTTTTGAGGAGTTCGAGGCGCGGGACCTGATCGTATTTTTCACAGTGGGGGCCATTTTCGCCCTGATCTACAACGACAAAATATCGGCCGACCACACGGCAAGTGTGTTGAGCGGGCTGGTGGGGTACGCATTGGGCCGTCCTGGGGGGAAAGGGGAATGAAGAAATGGTTGCTTACAGGCTGCCTCTTGGCGGTATCGGTATGGTTATATACTACCGGCCGCTTGGAGCTGCTGTTTCTCTCCCTGGCAGGTATTTTCGGTGTGGGAGCCCGCGCCGCGTCGGAAAAATACGATCAGGCGCAGCGGGAAACGGACGAGCTGCTGCGGGAGATCCGGGACGTCCTGGGCGAGACTGAGGAGGTCCGCCGGGAGCATGACGGGGAGGTGCGGAAGATTGAAAGTGAAGATTTTAGCGGTGTGCCTATTGGCGACCTTATTGACGGCGCCAATGAGCGCGAGCGCCGCAGGACCGATAGAACTGAGCCGTGACGGGAAATATGTCTCAATGCCCGTGGACGTGTTTCGCGCACGGGAAGCTGACCTCCTGCGTCTCGAAAAGATTGTGGAGACGCTGAAGGGGCAGATCCTCGAGGAACGCGCCCTGGCGGATAAACTGGCCGTGCAGGTCCTCTCCCTGGAGGCGGCGCTGCGGAGCGAACGGACGGCTGCTGAATCGCTGCAGATCGCCATGCGGGGTGATATCCGGAAGGCGAAGACGACGTCGGGGATCATCGGGTTCCTGGCAGGCGGGATAGTTATGGGCCTGGTGAAGTAATTTATGGTACGTGAAAGGAGATAACAATGCTTTCCGATTATATAGGATACTGGCCAAGCGTTATCGTTATGGTGATTTTTATGGCTGCTGGAATCTCCGCGCTGTACAAGCTGGAGCGCGGAAAATGGCCATGGGAGAGAAAATGATAGGGACGAGGGAGCCTCTTGGGGTCCCCTCTTTTTTAGTGCCCTGGAGTGGACTTAAAAAGTAAAACCGCCCACAGGCAAAATTTAAAAAGCCTCCAAACAATTATAAATACTACTCCCGCGCAATTATTTCCATCCCCCCCCCCGGCACCAAGCCCACTTTCCGCAGTTGTCCAAGGATGTCCTAAAGCCTTGCAACGGCGGATTTTTTTATACCCTTCAACTTCCGTGGGTGTCCGTGATAAACTATGTACATCCACGCAATATTTGCCCACAAATCGCCCACAGGGAAAACGGGCTTTTTGTGTGGGCGGGGGAGGGGTGCAAATGCTTACGGACACAGGCATCAGGAATCTTGCTGCGCGGGAACGGAGATACGAGGTCCTGGACGAGGCGGGTTTGTCCATCGAGGTTATGCCGTCCGGGGACAAGTTTTGGCGGCTGAAGATACAAATTCAGGGGCGTGTCTTCAAGCGGTCCCTGGGGAAGTACCCGGCAGTCGGCCTGAAGGACGCCCGAAAGGCTCGGGACGAGGTGCGGCTGCAGGTGGCCATCGGCAATAATCCCTTCTCGAAGCCGCAGGGGAGGACGTTTGAATCTCTGGCTCGGGAATGGCTGAAAACAAAGATTATCCCCGTAATGAAACCCATCACGGTGCGAACAAAGACCTCCAGGCTGGAGAGGCTCGTTTTTCCGGCCATCGGAGGGAAATCGGCAAACATGATTTCTCCGGCAGATGTCCTGAAGATCGCCCGGGAGATAGAGTCGCGGAACGCGCCGGAGCTGGCCCACCGCGTAAACCAGCTGTGCAGCCAGGTGTTCCGTTATGGCGTGGCGATCGGCGCCGTGGATCACGATCCTGCGGGAGATCTCCGGGGCGCCCTGGTGCCGGTGAAGACGCAGCACCATCCGACCATTACCGATCCACGGGGCATAGGGGCACTCATGCGGGCCATCCGCGGAATGGATACCGAGCGGACGCGGTGCGCCTTGCTTCTCCAGGCCTACACGTTTGTTCGTCCCGGGGATCTGCGCCACGCAGAGTGGTCGGAGTTCGACCTGGAAAAAATGGAGTGGCGGATTTCCGCGGAAAAAATGAAAATGCCCAGACCGCATATTATTCCTCTATCCACCCAGGCGGCGGCGGTAGTCAGGGAGACGGAGCTGTATACCGGAGGTGGCAAATATCTCTTTCCGTCGAATCGGACGGCCAGCCGCCCCATGAGCGACGCTACGGCGAACGCGGCCATCCGGCGCCTGGGATACGCCCAGGACGAATTCACGGGGCACGGGTTCCGCAGCATGGCCAGCACGATACTCAACGAGCACCAGTGGAACCGGGACTGGATCGAGCGGCAGCTGGCCCACGCGGAGAAGGACGACGTTCGTGCGGCCTATAATTTCGCCGAGTACCTGCCGGAGCGGAAAAAGATGATGCAATGGTGGGCGGACTGGCTGGACACGCAGGCGGATGGGTGACCATTTTCCCGGCGGGAAAATGGTGAAGCTAAAAGAATGACCATTCCGGTGGCGTCACCGATATGGTAAAGAGAAAGGCCCCGGGAAATCCCCGGGGCCTGTTTTTAATCGGGCGCCATTTGATACAGAGTTATGGTGGTGCCGTCATCGTCCTTGACTCTAAGGTTCCGCATTCTGCGGATATTGAAGGTCCGCTCCGCGTTCCGCAGGTGGCAGTATCCCTTCACGTGAAGCCAGCCGTGCCGGTTTTCAAAACGTTGAGGAGTAATTTTTCTATGCGTTTTTTCTCCTTCCTGGCTTGTGTAATCGAATTCAACGTCCTCTTTATCGGCGATAGCCTTCTGTATGGCGTCCTTTCTTTTTACCCAAATTCCCTCAGTTTTTCTGCCGTGTTTTTCTTCATGGCATTCTTTGCAGAGGCATTGGAGGTTGGACAGAGAATTGTTTCCGCCTTCCCCGAGTGGGTGTTTATGGTGGACATGAAGCTCGTCTTCGAATTCGCCGCATTCTTCGCATTCGTAGTCGGCTCTCTCGAGGATCATTTTTTTACGGGAGATCCAATCTGGCGGATAATCAGGATAGTGGACGCAAAGCCATTTTGCGCGGAAGACATCCTGAGGATTTTCTTTCAAAAACGCATCGGCGTCGTTGTCGCTTTTTAAGTTATCCAGTTTTGAAAAACACTGATCGAAACATTTTTGGTGGATCATCCTGCCGTCCGTCAGAAGAATATCCCCCCTTCCAACTGACTCCCTGCACAAAATGCATTTGCCGTCATTCGGGCTTCGGGAAAGATCATTGGAATACTGTACGAATCGCGGATCCCTTTCGATCTCGGGGAACAAATCGATGCCGGCAAGAGGGGGAGTCTTCTTTTCTCGTTCCAGAAGAGCGGGATGAGCCGTGGTTTTTTCATAGTCTCTTCCGGTGGGGAATGGGCCGTGGCGAGGCCCTACAGGAGGGGCAGGCGGCACTGGGGGAAGCGGCGTGGGCCGCATTGAAGGTTCTTGTCCAAGGCGCTTTATTTCTTGTTCGAGCTGATCAATCTTTCCGTTAAACTCAGACACTCTTTCCAAATATCGCTTCCTTACTTGAAGGAGGGTGCTCTCAAGGTCACGGTTCTTTTTTCCTGCCTCGGCCAGCAGTTTTTGCAATCCGAGAACCTTCTGCTCAAGAAATTGCGGTATGTTTTTCTGAAGGGCCGCGGCAAGCTTTTTGTTTTCTTCATGCAGTTCCCAGTTCCTTATTTTCTCTTCTTCCAGCCGCTGTTCAAAACTGTCTTTCTCTTTTTCAAGATAAGAGACGTAATCCTGATCGGTCGAAGACGATTCTTTGCACTTTTTCCAAAGATCTCTTTCTTTTTGCATTCCGCGCTGTTCAGCCCTGTGGGTCAGAAGGGAAATCAGCCCCCAGAGAACGGCGAGAAAGATGAAAATAAAAAGCCAGACGTCTCCCCTCCCAAGACCATACAGCAGATAGGATTCAAGGGACATGTTCGGCGGCAAAGAAAACCCTCCCTTTTATCTCAGTCGTTTCGGGCGCTTAGGTAATTATGTTTTTTTTACCGTGTTGTAGGTGAAATAGATGGCAATAAGGCCTGGAAGACCTCTGTTGAAAAACGCCATTAACCATAAATTCGAAAGAAACAACCCGGGCGACGCCTTAAAGATTAACCCCGTAGCCAATGGGAACAGTAAATAACAAGCAAGAAAAACCCCTACACCTTTCAAGTAGCTGAAAAACCTTACTCTTATAGGTAGGGTTTCTGCAAAAACCACAACCCAGAGCAAAGCTATCGAAACTATCCAAAAAGAAGGCATCGGAGAAGTTTTTGAATCGAGAGCCATTGCCAAAAGAGCGTCTATGATTAGAGTAAGAAAGAAAACCAATAGACCCAAGCCCAAGAAAACTGTGATTTTTTTACCCATCAAAAAACCTCCCTATCCCTCCCGCTGGCGCTTCAAATCGTTTATTTGTTTTTGGTCAAAAACGTATTGAAGCACTTTAAGTTTTTGTTCTTCTGACATACCTTGAAGCATAAGAGTAATTTTTGATATATAAATGTCGTCATCTTCACTACCACTGTCTTTCCCTCTACCAACCCGACCTACAGGTTGTGATGGCAATTCTTGGGGAAGATCCACAATGAAAACATCAACGCTTATATCTAAAGCTGTTGCAAGTTTTTGCAAAGAAGCAATTTTCGGAGTTCGCTTTCCGTTTTCCCAAACAGAAATAGTCACAGGGTTCACCCTTGCTTTCGCAGCAAGTTCTTCTTGGGTAAGCCCGGCACGCTCCCTTTCCTCCTTAATCCTTTCAGCTATAGACAAAACCATCACCCCTATTTCATTAAGCAGAATAGCCAAGCGACTAAATAAACACAATAAACACTTGGCGAGAAAATCTAAGCGTTACGACTAAGAGTTGTATTGACTATGTCTTTTCGCTAAGCTATAATCCAGAAAACAAGGGGGTGTTGAGCTTGAAAAGGGGCATTGGCAGGCACATATCTTGGGCCCGAAAGAGGCTTGGACTAACCCAAGCGCAATTAAGTGAATTGATTAAGGTTCACCCGGTAACCTTAAGCAACTGGGAGCGAGGAGAACGTGAACCAGTCGCATCTGACATAGAAAAGCTTTGTGAATCTCTACGTATCTCAAAAACTGAGTTTTTCAATGGGCCCCAGCCTAATACCTGGGAGGTTCGCGTGATTTTTGAAGCTGATGACGAATGGAGGGATACGACGATGGACATGAGGAGCGAAGCTGCCAATACCTTTTCGGTGCATATTTCACCAACGAAGATCGGCATCGAAATTATCGGCAACGTGGAAGACGAAACCCAGCTGGATTCTCTTCTGGCCGAGGCTAGGGCAAAGGCCCTGGACGCTATGGCCATGAGGGGCAAGTACAGGAACTGAGGAGCCTTTTCTACGGGAAATAAAAAGATGAGTGGGAGGTGAAGCCAGTGACGGTCATCGAGGAACTTGGGTTCTATCGCTTGAAGCAGATTCTGCAGATGGTTCCTTTTGGGAAAAGCGCCTGGTGGAGCGGGGTGAAGGAGGGGAAGTTTCCCCAGCCGGTCAAATTGAAGACGGTTAAGGTCACCTGCTGGCGGAAAAAGGACATCCACGAGCTGGTCAAGAGACTGGAAGAGGAGGCCGCGGGATGACAGGTCAGCCTCTGTACCACACGGCAATCTGTTGCAGGCTGACCGGGCTTTCGCGGTCCACCTGGTGGAGATGGGTCCACCGCGGTGTCCTTCCCCAGCCGGCGCGGAAGATCGGCCTTTTTACATGGTTTTACCAGTGTAGTAGAGGAGGATTGAAGTGGTGATTTTCCGGGAGATTCTCCGGAGGTTCCTGAGGAAGTGGAACGGGCGCAGGGTGCCGGATTTCCGCCTGCGGCAGCTTGAGCGGGAGCGGAATAATGCCGCCTAAGACGGGGCCGGCGGTCCTGGCGGCGAAGCAGCGGGCGGACGAGATTTCGAAGAGGCTTTTCGCCGGGGAGACGTACAAGGCGGTTTCGGAGGATTTCGGGGTTTCTGCTTTTTCTCTGAAGCGGGTGTTGACGGAAGCGGGGTACCCCATGCCCGAGCGGCAGTCGTATGTTTTTTCGCCCGTGCCGATTCCGGAGATGGTTCCCGGGCAGAAGGTCGGGCTGAAGCACGGCAAGTTCGTGTTCGAACGGGTTTTGCAGTGCCAGGCGGGGCCGCTGTGGTTGTTCCATTCTTCAACAGGCGGCTGGCGGGAGAGTTTCACCCGGTATCAGCTGCGGGAGGCGATTGTCGGGAAGGAGGGAGTGTAGTGGTTTCGGTGCAGGACTGCCTTATGGTCTGGGGGTGTTTTTTCGCTGGTATCGGCGTTCTGACAGCGGGGTACCTGGCGGGACGGTTCGAGAGGAGGGGGAGCCGGTGATAGCAGTGAGCGGGAAGTGTGCGGCACGGGAGATCAAGGGAAGGTTCATCTGCAAGGCTTTCACGACGGAGCAGATGATGGGTGGCTGCCAGTTTTTCAAGGCCCAGGGGACCACGTGTAAATACCTGTCCACAGGGTCGTACCGGCAGTGCCGAAATCCGCTGGTTTCGGAGTGGCTTCAGGAAAATGAATAGCCCCTCTCCTCGAGGAGAGGGGCCTTGCGTGAAACGGGCGAGGTGCTGGAACACCTTGCCCTTATTTTATCACACAGGGGGCCGCTATGGGCTCATCGATAGACGCAGAACGGGAGTTTATCCTATATCTCGAATCCCTGGGCATTCCGCCCGCCGTTGACGGCGACATTATCGGCGACGGGCGGAAGCGGCGCTTCCGCATTTTGGGGGACAAGCCCCGGGAGCGGAACGGCGAGTACTGCCTGTACGCCGACGAGCATCCGGCGGGCTGGTGCAAGAGCTATTCGGCCAAGCACGGTGTGGAGTACGCCACGTGGTCGGCGGGGAAGGGCACCGCTCCCGACTTCAACGAGGAGTACTTCGCGGAGCGGGCCCGGCAGGCGGAGGCCCGCCGGGAGGAAGAGCGCAAGAAAAAGGAGTTCACGGCGAAGTCGGCGGAGAAGGTTCTCTCAGCCGCCACTCCCGCCCGGCTGGATCACCCGTACCTGGTGCGGAAGGGGCTGGGCGGCCACCCACTCCCGGACGGGATAGGGCAGATCGGACAGGACCTGGTTGTTCCCCTGCGGGACGCCTCCGGGCAGGTGTGGAATCGCCAGAGCATTTCCCCTTCGGGGGAGAAGAGGTTCCTTCCCGGGCGGAAAATGGCGTGCTGCTTCGAGATTCCCGGCGACGGTGAGGCGGTGTTCCTGGCTGAGGGGCTGGCCACGGGCCTGACGGTGCACGAAGCCACAGGGAACACGGTGATCGTGGCGTTCGACTGCGGGAACCTCCGCCCGGTGGCGGAGTCCCTGGCGTCGAAATACGGCGGCCGCCTGGTGACTGCGGCGGACAACGACCATCGGACCAAGGGCAACCCCGGCGTGGCGGCGGCAAGCGCCCTGTCCGAGGAAATGGAGATCCCCTTCGTAGTGCCGCCCTTTGCGGAGGCGGAGACGGGGACGGACTGGAACGACTACGCCGCCCTGCACGGCATCGAGCGGACGGCGGAGGAGATCGGCACGCAACTCGACGCCTGGCACAAGGACCTTGACCGCCGGGGCCGGTACGTGCCCTGGGCGGATTTCGACCTGAAGGGCAATCCCCTGAAGACCGCGGGGAACGTGCGCATTCTCCTCCGGCACCTGGGCTGCAAGATTTACTACGACATGGTGAAAAAATCCCCCCGGTACGAGATCCCCGGCGTGACCTTCGCGCCGGATAACCGGGACAACAGTTTTCTTTCCTACCTTTTATCCGAATGCTACCGGAACGGCTTCCCCCTGGGCCGGCAGCTGCTGGACCTGTACCTGTTCGAGATCCAGGACGGGGCCAGGCGCAATCCGGTGCGGGAGTGGATCAGCTCGAAACCGTGGGACGGCGTCTCGCGGTTCGGCGACCTGTGCCGGTCCCTGACGGTCTCGCCGGACTATGACGAGGCCTTCGCCCGCCTGCTGCTGAAGCGCTGGCTGATTTCCTGCGTTGTGGCAGCTTTCGCAGCGGATGAAGAGAATCTGCAGTTCCGCGGGGTGCTGGTGCTCCAGGGGGCGCAGGCCATCGGGAAAAGTCTCTGGCTGCGGAGCCTGTGCCCGGAGACGTCGGACTGGTTCCTGGGCGGTCTTACCCTGGACACCCAGGACAAGGATTCGGTCATCAAGGCTATATCCCACTGGATCGTGGAGTTGGGCGAATTGGACGCCACGTTCAAGGCGCAGGACATTTCCCGGCTGAAGCAGTTCATCACCCAGGGCGACGACACCCTGCGGCTGCCCTACGCCCCGAAGCCCGCCACGTACAAGCGGAGGACCGTCTACTGCGCCAGCGTGAACCCGGGCTTCTTCCAGGGCGACCTGACGGGGAACACCCGATGGTGGACGATCCCCGTCCTGGAGTGCGACTTCCAGCATGGGCTCGACATGCAGCAGCTCTGGGCCGAGGTGAGGACGTGGGCTCTGGCGGGCGAGCGGTACTGGCTGGACAGGCCCGAGACGATCCGTCTCGAGGAGCTGAACCTGAACTACCAGAAGAGCGATCCGGTGGAGGACCTGATCAGCAGGCTGTACGAGTGGGACCAGTATGAGGAGGACGTCCGGGACGGCCGGACGGAATGGCTGACAGCGACGGAGGTGCTTCAGAAATGCAAGGGCATGGATCACCCGAACAAGCAGCAGGTGGACGTGGCCGCCCAGGTGCTGCGGCGGCTCACGGGCAGGAACCCCATCCGCAGGGGAAAGGCGGGGGCGAAGTGCTATTTGGTCCCCAAGAACCCACGGGAAGAGGGGGGTCTGTTCGGATACCGCTGACCACTGACCGTCTCAAAATAGGTGGTCAGCTAGATGGTCAGCCAGAAAAAGCCGGTGATGAACCGGCTTCATGGGGCGTGGCTGACCGTCTGACCGTGTTTTTGCCGAAAACTTTTCGTGGCGCATATCTATATATAAATCTATTTTTTAGGGTCTCATTTAGTTTTTGTTGTTTTGGTGGTCAGATGGTCAGCCGAAGGCTTTTTCTTCAGTAGTTGCAAGTGGTTGAATGGCTGACCGTCTCGCTGACCACCTGCTGACCATCTGACCACCTGGAGGGGTGCCATGGGACGGGAAGAGGCGATTCGTTATTGTTCGGAGCGGGGATTTCTTTTCGTTTATTTTGAACGGGGCGAAATGGTGTACTTCGACAATCAGGGCCGGCTGCGGCGGAAGGAGACGGAAAATGACCAGGACGATTGAACCGGAGATCTACCAGAGGGCGAACGAGCTGCTGCGGAAGCTGAACATGCTCGAGAGGGACATCGACGACCTGCCGGAGCATGCCCCCCTGCGGGAGAAGCGCCAGGCGGAGTACGACGAAAAGGCCATCGAATACCGTCGGCTGATGACGGACATCCAGGACGCCCAGGGTCAGGGGCAGCTGTTCGGGGAGGAGGCGGGGGCATGAGGTTCACGGAAGGGGCGAT